TATTCTCCTTTCTTTTGTTGCTTATTACATTCTTCACAATGTAATTTATAAGCATGGGCAAACATCTTTAACGTAACAGGATCAAAGTGAAAATCTGCCTGTTTCCCTTCTATGACAACTGAAACACATAATTGACCATTGCAAAAATCAATATATGCATCACCACCTCCATCCCCTCTAATGGAAAAGGTTTGTGTCTGTACACTATCCATTATCTACCTCCTTTAGTCTTTTAATTAGGGCATCAGCGCAATTAAGTGAATATTTAGCGACTACCTCAGAATTAACACCATTATCGTTTGCTATAACAACTTTAATAATGTCTTTTGCCAATTCGTATCTACGCTGTTCCCAGTCGATAGCTGAATTTCCAAGATTTAAAAAGTCAAGTTCACATTCTCTGAATACCATATTATCACATACATATATGTTATCTCCACTATGTAACGCATTGGTATTTGTTTTCGGAATTACATCCACCAAAACCCCTGTTGATTTTACTCTTGCTTTCATATTTAATATTCTGATTTAATAATAGTACCAAATGAACGATACCTACGCCAAACCATATTTCCACGCTGGATGGTAATAATCCAATCACAAGCCTTAAAAACTTGTCCTACATTATATAAAAATGGTCGTTTTTGTATTTTTCTTTTTATTCTTGCTTTCATATTTAATCGAAATACATTACTTTCTTACCTATACATACTTTGAACCTTGAAAAACATTCGCTATGTTGTGTGATATTGTTAGGATTATATTTGTTAACAAAACATCCAGTACGTTTATGGTATCTGACACAAGCATTTTCAGGAGATTTAGCCAATATCTCTTTTTCATCTCTAAAATCAAAAAACAAATTATCTCTGTATGATACCTTATACCACTTAACTTGGTTTCTTATCTTTTTAAAATACTTTGCTTTCATTATTCCTCCTTTGTTTTAATATCCGTTACTTTGCCACGATTGACAAAAAAGAAACATGCCATCACATCACACAGGTATGATCCATGCTTCATCTCACACTCTTCGCATTCTTTACACAATGAACATTCACTGCAATCGAAATTTAGACTAGACGCATCAATCAGTTCAATCATTTCATGCAGCACTCCGTCTATTATTATTCCGCTATTTATTTCCATACCGTTCATTCATTAGAAGTTACACCCAAGCACAATACTTTGCAAGAAACGCCTATATCGTCAAATTCCAGAGTTAAATACTCTGTATCATAAGGGTAAGGGTATCTGCAATTTTTCAATTCTTCATCCGTCAATTTGCGTCTAATACGCATCTCTATTTCGTAATCATCGGAAAGATTCTCAATTATTTTTCTAAGTTGTCCTACGTTCTTTATTTCCATATTGTCTAATTAATTTGATTGCTAATAGAGGGTCTTTACCTCCTATTTGATTGATTAGCTTTGTAAATTTGTCCACTCTGCCATAGTGTCTAACGCAAATAGCATTTGCCTTCATCGAGCGTCCTAATCCGTATAAATACTCCATGCGTGCATTTCTACGGATATTCTTCATTATCTTTTTTGCTTGTCTTAATTTCATATCTCAGTCTCCTTTCTCTTTCATTCATTGCAATTTTCTATTTTTCTCATTGATTGCCTCATGTCAAATTTGAAGTTGTCTAAAATCCTTTTAGCCTTAATTCCACATAAAGAACAAACTACAATGTCATAGCCTTCTTTATCACTCACAGCGTTTTGTTTTACCCAATGGTGTTTTGGACTTATGCAGGAATAAGACTTTGATTTACGATTTTCTGATTTTACATCATTATCTGATAACTTACCTCTCCCACACATTACTTTAACATGAGCTAAAGCAGCAAAAGCAAATGCAGCACCTTCACCGCATTCAAAATTCAAATGATTATTGAATGCCTCTTTATCAAAGCCGAAATCCTTTCCACATCCAGGACATCTGTAACCCATATCTAATCTCCTTTCTCTTTAATCCGTTCAATATCTGACTTATGCTTATAAATTGCTATTTTCTTCATTTCTGATTTGTTATTCGTTAATTGATTTTGGCAAAAAAGTTTTTTGGTTGTCTCCGTCATGAGGATTATACAGGTGTTTATAGCCCAACATCTCCATCATGCACACGCAATCATCAGTTACCCCTATATATGCACCGTCAGGATGCCCAGAACAGCATCCAGTAGTATATATGCCTTTATCCCATAATTCTTTTATTTCGTCAACGATTTCTGCGTCGACCGAAACATAAGGTGGTAAAATGTCACCTATGCAGTTCATACGAGGAACCATAAAATCAGGTAGTTTCAATATGACCATCATTTTCTTATATTACATTTCTGTTCGGTTTTGAAGATTATTTAGAATATTGTTGTTCTTTTGTACACGTATTTGTCCCAAAATGCCCTATCGGGCAGTCATCACAGTAAAAAGTAATACTTCTGTAGTCTGCATTACTTCCACATGGATGCTCGGTAAGCTCCATAACTTTATCATTTAAAAGTCGTACATTCTCTTCGAGTTCATTCACCTTATTAATAGGTGTTAGAGCTTTATATTCTTGTTCTGTTAAAATATACTGCATATTATTTCTCTTTTAATCGTTGTAACACATCTTTATTTGTTTCTAATATTTCATCGAAAGACGGGATTTCTCTCCAATGAGTAACATCCCAAGGTCGGAATGTTTCATAGGAGTAATTGTCATTCCAGAAGTATATATTGCTATCTTCTTCTATATCATAACATGCAAGCCTAATAACACCATCTTTAAGTCTTATTAATACAGGCTGTCCTTCCTCCGGCAACCGTTCCTTAACGCTTATCCAAGGTGATTGCTTTGACTGCCATTCTGCACCAGCAATAAAGTCAACAATGCAGTACGATTCACAATGACGCTGCCTGTTTCTGCAATCATTGGCATATTCTTTCGCCGCTTCTTCTAATGTCTGTTTCATTGTATCTCATTTTAATTTTTCTTCAAACTCGGCAATGATACAATCTGCATCACCGCCATGTACCCAATTCTCTAAAACAGAGGACAGAGTTTCAATGGCCTTCCGTTTCATTTCTTCCTGTGCCATTGCAACGGCTTTAAAAGCATTTTCTTTTGCGATAACCGGGAAGTTGGGATTGACTACCACAAAACTCTCACTTTCAATATATTCTTTTGACTTGCTCATATCTAATCAAGTTTTGAATTATTTTTTTATAACTACCGCCATTGTACTAACAGTCGTTCCACTCTCTTTAAACTCGCCAGCGCTGATTTCAAACACTTCTCCATGTACTTCTTTCAGCCAGTTGCGAAAATCAATACACCTCTTTTCCGAAGCGAATCTCCAGTGTTGGCTGGTTATTGCTGCAAGCGTGCCGCCTTCTTCCAAGCGTTCATACATAAGCCTGACATGCTCTATATCCTGATTACCGGAAAACGGAGGATTTGCAATTATCTTAGTATAACTACCTACACTGTCTTTGGTAAAGTCTTCATCAAGCAATATTACGTTGCTAAGGGTATGAAGAAATTCTCTGTTTTCCGGCATCAGCTCATAACATTCAACCATTACAGAAGGACAAGCCCGGTGGATTGCTTTTACAAGCGCGCCACGCCCGGCACTCGGCTCCAGTACCGTATCATCCTCATGTATCCCTCCGGCAAGCATAACCAGCCAGTCGGCAACATCGGACGGAGTTTCAAAAAACTGGTAATCCCGCTGTAGGTTGCACCGTTTACCCTCTTTCAAAACGGAAAACACACGTTCCGGATTAAACGGGAATGTGAAACCTTGTACCTTCCCACCTTGCCATGAGCCGCCGGCTTCTTCTATCCACTTCTTTGCTTCAGCATAGGATTTTTTGTTGAATTGAACTTGGGGAAGTTTGAGAACACCATCCTCAAGAGTACAATGTTTCAATATCTCTTCCACGCTCCATTTCTTACCTTCATCAGCCTGTTTTTTCTTTTCGTCCGTTGAAGCGTCCGGCGCTAAAAGTGAAGATATTTTTTGAACAACCGTATTACTTGCATCCACGAAGGCATTGACACAGGATAGCGCTTCCATGAGAAATTTTGTATCAACATGTCCGGTCTCGTCATAGATGTCTATCCCTTCGGTCATGGATGACAGTTCATTGAGCTGCGCTACACTACCATGTAACGTTTCGATTAAAATCTTTTTTTTGTTCGTCATAACTTTTCTGTAAATAAATTCTTGTTGTGTCTATGCTCCCATGACCTAAAAGGTCAGCCAGTTGAATAACATCTTTGTTTTTTTTCAGGAACATTTTAGCAAAGAAATGCCGGAAGGCGTGCGCGTGCATCTTCCTTGGATCAATGCCGCAATGTTTTCCCCATGCTTTCAAGTGCTGGGAAAAGCCACGCTGTGTGATTGGGCCGAATCTCCCTACCGCAAAAATCCCGGTTTTACCATGTTCTTTAGCATAAGCCTTTGCTTCTTGCTGTAGCTGTTTTTGAAAGAAAAATCGACGGTACTTGTTACCCTTTCCTTTTAATACCACTTCCCCGGATATGATGTCTTCCCACGTAAACTGCTGGAATTCCGACAGACGGGCGCCCGTTGTTCCCAAAACCTTAATAAAGAAATAGTAATCCTTATTGTTTTTTGCCTTGAGATATTCCAACAGCCGGTTATATTCCTCCTCGGTCGGCACATTGTTCACATCAAGCTTGCGCTTTATTTTGGGACGCTTCAGTTCTATAGGCTTCTTCAGCCATTTGG